CCACGAACTTCGGCCACGTCGCTGGTTTCGGTACTGAGTTCTTCACGAATCTTTTGCGTGTCATAGGCAGTCAATCCAAGGAAGATAATAATTGCTAGTGCGGAGATCACCATCTGCATCACAGTTGATCCAATAAAGATATTCACAATACTGGCAATAACAATAGCAATCAGTCCAACAAACATAAACTTGCCCATGCTATCTAGACTTTGTTTGGTGAAGTAGCCATAGCCACTCATCACCCCAAACAGAATGGCAGCACCCATAAATGCTGACACAATTGATCCCATAGTGAACACAGCAAAGATCATTGCAAAACTCAGGCCCATCAGGGCCGCAAAGCCATGCAAGCATAACTGTGCCACACTCTTAGTAGGATTGTTACCTAGTACCATAGCAACACCAAAGATTGCCGCAAGTGGTGAAAAGATCACAATCCATTTCAACCAACCTGTAAAAAAGAATGCCAGCAACTCTGGACTAGATCCTACAAAGTAACTCACAAACATTGATACTATTACAGCAAGACTCATGTGTCCATACACACGACCCATTGCTGAATTGATTTCTTCTGCTGAGCGGTAATTTACAATACCATTATCAGTATAATTTGCACCAAACATATTTTTCTCCTTAATTATCTAAGTCCATTGAAATCCACTCTTTGACCACTGCAATAAGTTCTTCTTCTGTATTGCACATAACCTTGGCGGTCTTCCATTCTTCTTTCTTATCGCGACCACCAACTTCTACCATGAAGCCGTTGTCATAACGATTAAGACTGATGTTTTCATTTACTTTTGCAAGTTTAGTTAGTTTTGCCATTTTTATTTCCTTATTTAAACGTTGAATCATTTTTATACTGAGTCCAGTCAGTGAATGTTTCGCGCCTTGTTAACTCATGCAGACTATGACACCAGACGCCAGGATTGGTAGCGGCAAAGTCTTTATCATCTAGTTTAATTGTGGCATTGTATCCTAGTTGTTGGATGTAAGGTAGTTTAACACTGATCATTGGAATGAACAAGTGATGTTCAACTAATCCGCTTTCCAACAGTCCTTCGACATTTTTTTGGTCAATGTCAAGAGTACACCAATAACCTAGGTCTAAAAAGTATTGAATTAATTTTTCCCAAGGATTCCAAAAAACAGCATCATTGGTTTCAATATGAATTGGAAAACTCATATTTGCGCCAAAGTAAATGTGTTTTATACGCTGGGTAGAATCTGAGTGACTATTTTGCTCATCTAATATTTCTTTAATGTCATTGGGCGATTGTAATCCAACTACAAAAAGAGTATTCATTCCATAAGCAGGAGTGTGTTCAACTTCTTTGCCAAAGAAGAACTTGATATTATTGTGACCTTCGCGATTCATCGTTCATCATCCCAGGGAATCTCTTGTTCGTATTCGTATTGTTGTTTGCGTAGTGCTGACAGTTGATCTAAAACTGTTAGTTTTTGTTTTTTAAGATTTTGCATTAACTCGTCGGTGTACACACCCGACTTTTCTAATGTGTCAATCTTGTCATGGAGCACACGGTGTGACTCCTCAAGCATGCGAATTTTTCCCTTGTGCATTTAAATTCTCCAATTGATCTAAAAGTGATTCATCAAACTCATCTGATGACCGGGTGCTTTCAACTTCAAACAAGTTATTAAATTGTGTATGTGCGTTGGTTGTTTTCTTACCAGTAAAACCTCTAGTGCCTATGATCTGATCCCAAAACTTCGAATGTTGGTTAATCAAGTCAAGACTCTTTTGTCTGTCTTTAAGGCTAAAGATTTTATCTATTAAGTCCCTAAATTTTACACGATCAAAGGTTTCTCGGACAAGCATTCCGGGCAACAAGCCTGCATCATATTGCCTATTTGCTTCCTGTACTGCTCGAATGTGATGCCAAACATTGTGCCCCATCATCAAAGCATAGCTAAAACTATCCCATGATGTGCGACCTTCTTTGCCAATCTTATTAAGATCACCAGGTTTATAAATGCAAACATCCTTAATGCCCATTCTTGAACTAATTGGACTGTCTTCAAACAAGCTGTGTACTTTGTCTTGTATTACTGCATCTCTAAAACTTCTTGTGTCGATAGAATATTTTTTATCATCTGCAGTTGGTTCCATTTGATAAGACCACTTGCCTCTATCTTCCACACGTAGATTGGTGTAGATTTGTCCATTGGCTGTGGCAAGGAAAGGGCTGGCACAGTCAAAGCTGATGGTGAACTTGGGATTGTGATAACGTCTAACTGCACGTTGAACATCAGTAAGCAAACACGCCCACTCAAGTTTGCTTGTACCTAAAAAGTGCATCCAATCATGTAGGCCTTCTTCTAATAGACCATCGTGAATTAGTGTAATTAATCTTTTTAGAACCAAGTGAACATCACACATGTTCTGACCACCCATGCCCCAGCCGTTAAATGGTCGTTCGTATTTGGAAGGGTCGCAGTAATCCTTCATCAAACTGTACCAGTGGTCGGCCTCTCCATGATTACCACCTTGCAGTACATTTAGAATCTTGACATTGCCGTGTCTATTTTTAATCCAATATTCGTTGTTGTACTTTGTGGCACTCACTGCATCGTCGTAGCTAAAAATACCACATGCGGCAGCGGCCTTTGGATCACGGAATGTCCAAGTTGGAATATCCATGGTCATTCCGTATGTGCCCAGACCGCATTGCCATTCTAATACTGCTCTGCGTTTTTTCTCTGCGGCTTTGTCTGTGGGATCAGCCCAGCGACCGGGCCATACACCCTTGGCTATCTGGAATCCGCCGGAGTCCAAAATCATGAGACTGTTTGGATCCCTGTTTCGAACCATGTCTTCTTTTGGATCTACCTTGGCCAGATCTAGGTTGGCATGACCCGCTGAGTAAAGACTGTACTTGTATGGAAATAACCCTTTTTGTGGACTGAGCCAATTAAGCATTTCCATGTCAGGGATTGCTGTGGGCATACGTGCTGGTTCAATATATTGTTCAGTACGTTGCCTGCCCACATACGAAGCATAGAAACTACTAATAGCAGGCAAAAACACAGCATAGTCACTTTGCTGTGCTGTTAAATTGTCCTGCGTGACTGAGCTATTATTTTCTTTAAGATCCATCAGAATAACAATCTTTTATTTGCTATGTGCTGGAAGAATATAATTGTATTCTGCAATGCCACTGTTTACAGTAATCTGTGCGGCACCGTCATCGCTGATTTTAAATGTTTTATCACCAGTTAGATCTAGAATACTGATTACCTGTGACTTGGGCCAAGACCATGCACGTTTCAATTGTCCACTGATACCTGAGTGGAACACAAATTCACCAGCATGTGTTGAGTGATCACCAAAATATAATTTTAGATCTGTACCTTCGGTACGTGCTTGAAACGATGGCTCTTCTGCATTGGCCTGACTTTGCATCTTAAGACGTTGAATTCCTGCATTGGTTGGTTCGAATTCAATGTGCCAGTTCACACCCTTGAACTTGACTGTTTTAAGTTTTTCGGCAATTATCTCACTGGTCATAAAACGATAGTCGTTTTTAAAGTCGCCTACTTTGTTTTTAAAGTGTAAGCCCACCGGCACAGATTCACCATTGCGGTCTTGTCGCTTGACAGTGATCTCAGCATTTTCTTTATACTCTTGCAAGTTTAATAGAATTTTAAGTTTGCTTAGATTAGGCATGCCAAATGTGCCAATAAAGTCAGGAACTGGATTTAAAAATTTAGCCTGGACTACAACTGAACGATCTTCGGCCATGCCGTCGATGACAGTTTCGGTTTCTGTTCCTGTAATCTTAATTAGGTCGATACAGCCAAGATCGAATGTGTGTTGTACTAAGTCTAGTAAGTGGTCTTTCATATTTTCTCCAAAGTGTTAAAAGTATTATACAAGGGTTATTTAGATTTTGCAACGATTTCGGCCAAACTTTGTCCACCTCTAATACTGGACAATGTACCCGGCTTACGCAATTCTACCCAACAGCTGGCCGCATCTACATGAAATGTTTGTCTCACTTCATACCCTATTGAACGTGCAAGATTTAATACCATTGCGCCGGGTGTGTAGCACATAAAGCTACGCTCGGTCAATTCAACTCCTGCGGCACGGTCGCAATCGTTAAATGTTATAGCAAATGTTCCACCATTTTTGAGTTTTTTGTATATTTCAATAAGGTAACATTTGATTACTTCAAATGGTTTAAAATTAAAAAAGTTATAAGCAAGACAAAACCCAAATTGATTGTCAGGGATGTTATCCAGCATAGTGTGTTCACATGATTCTTGGATCACATACGATCGTAGTCGACGTTGATATTGTCTACTAAATTTTAATACAGCAGGATCTAACAACTCATTGGTAACATCAACAAGATACAACGGATCGCAACCAACCAATTGCCGTATCCAATCTTCTCGACCCGGACGAATAATCATACCTGCATGATGCCAGTCACCATACAGCCCAATTCTTCCTTTGATAAAATCAAATGCTGAGTGTTCCAGAGTAGGCCGTCGATCTAAAATGTATTCAGCTGAGTCATGCACCATTTCTTGATCATATAGTCTATAACTTTCTTGAAAATACGCCGATTCCTGATTGGAAATTATTGATGCAAGTTCTTCTTTGACTTTCTCAATGGTGTCGTCAAATTTAGTAAACGCTGAATTAATATTTTTGTAGTCGTCCTCTAATTCTCGAATTAAATCGTTAAATTGAATTCCGTGGGTAGCTACTGTATGTAATACTGGTCCAAGTTTTTCGTGCGTGAGCGGAATAACATCAATTGGTGTTAAATCGTCTAGCAAATTTTTGTATGCCACAAGAGAACTTAATTTCATGAGAAGTCAAATAATGTTTGAAATGTATTTTCTGTGTTGGTTGCACTAGCAAGATCCCATTCTAGTACACCCAACAAGTTATCAATTTTTTGATCCACAACAGTGGCCTCCATCTCGCCATCGTTGAACGGCAAGTCTTTGAACCATTGTGGCAAATGTAGTTCGTCTGTGGGATAACCAATTGATGTCCAGCCCAGGGGATTTGATTTTAGTTTGCACACAATGGTTTTCATACCGTCAACCACTTGCATGGAATAGTTGTCCCCGTTCATCTTACGCATGTTATTCCAGTTGATGGCTGCTCTAACATGCCCGGGCATGTTGGCTTTGCCCAAGCGGGCTTCTTCTGCCGCATACTTGGTCAAGTTGTTCACACGCTTGGGCGAACCTTTTTCCCAACCTGGACGATCAGCAAATATGTACTTGAAGTCTCGGATTTTTTCAATGATGATCTCACGCTTGGTACCTATCAATACTTCGTTAAGAATGTCACTGAGAAATTCTTGAATGACCTTGGGCGTGTCACTGCGCTTCAAATCCAGGCCCATGGCCTTGACCTTGCCTGGCTTGCCTGCCACATCCAGTCGCTTGCCTTCCTTGTCAATGATCATCACAGCATAACGCTTCTTGGTAATGAATAATCCTTTGCTGGCAACAATTTCTCGACCGCCCTTGATAATTGATCCCATTTCTCTTGGCACATGAAATGCCTGTTCCATAAATCCTGGGAAACTTTGATTCACTTGTTCAGCAATAGAGTCATACAATGCAATGGCAATTTCTTTTGACCATTCCATGCGACCTGCTTCTACTTCGGCTTTGACAGCACTCCATGCACTAAAGTAACAGGAGTCTGTGTCACCATAAATGATGCTTTCGCCTGTGTGATCATACTTGCCATGTATGCACTCGTTCACATGAGCATCCATGTGCCGGGCAATGCTACGCCCAGTCAAAGTGGTACTTTGACCAATTCGTTTGTCAAAGAATCTACAACCAGGATTAAGAATAGCACCATACAAGCTGTTCAAGTTAATCTTCTTGACCAACTGACGCTTGTCCCAGTATTCTTCATCTTCTTTTGTTTTGCATTCTTTTAGTTTGGCCTGCATTTCTTTACGTTCAGCATACCAACGTTTTAACAAGCCTGGTATGATGCCTTCTGTGGCATAGGTAAAGATAGTGCCATTGGCGCTCAAGATCCAGGGTTGATTTGAATCAAAGATCATCTTCCATATTTCGGCGGCACTATGCACAGTCTCCTCGCCCGACTGCCAGTCAATGGTGATCTCTGTGCCACGTTGCTGTTCCATCACTGCTGTGTATTCCATGGTGGCAAACAAGCCCTCCCAGGCACCGGCAAAACTGGAACCTTTGCTGGTCTTTTCTCGAATCAAATGATCTGTCATTATCGGTCGGAGTTGACCAACAATGGTTTCGGGTCCCATGTTAAGAGCACGGATTGCTGACGGGTAGAGCGAGTTGATGTCGATACTACCAATGTATTCGTGGACTCCTTTTTTGGGATAAGCAACATAGGCACCTGCGGCTTGCGTGTCTTCATCTGTGAGTCTTTCTTTACGGTTAGGAACTACCATTCCACGTTCGTGGGCTTCATTAATAATTGCTTGTTCTGTCACTGCCACAGCACCCATGGTGGTTGGCAGTAACACAGTATTCTCATGTGCCAAGGTATTGGCTAGGTCTAGGAAACGCAGTTTCTTGTCAATGTCACTCAACAGTTTTGTATCTTGTCTGTTGTACTCAATGAATGTTTTGAAGTTTTGATTGTACAACTGGTCCAAGGTACCTTCAAATGCTGTCTTTGATCCCAGTTCTTCGTACTCACCAATTGCATCTAGACTGTATGAATGTCGCTCTTCGTATGTGTATTTGCGATACAATTGCATGTAGTCTAGATGCACACGGCCAATCAAGTCAAAGGTCTCATTTTCACTGCCAAAACGTTCAAACATACGCTTCTTGGGCAGTTGCCCCCACAAGCAGAATCTCCTGGTGTCATCTTTGCTGAGCACACGAGTTGTTCTGTTGATTGTATATGGTATGTCGTAGCCTTCTGAGTTCCAGCCACTCAGCACATCTGCGTCTTCAATAAGATTTAAAAAGGTATCCAACAAGTCTGCTTCTTTTTCAAACACAAAACAGTTAGGGAATTCTCTAGCAATTTCATTTGCAGTCTCTGCACTCATGTGCCTAGGTGGAACAACCAAGGTGACCATCTGGTCCAGCCAGTCCATGTAAACACTGATAGCAGTGATAGGATTGAATGGATCATCGGGTCTGCTGAAGCCACGTTCAGGATCAAAGTCTACTTCAATGTCAAAGAACGCTACATTAAGTTTAGGGCCGTCTTGCCCTTTGTAGTTTTCTTCCAGGCATCTAAACACAGGTTTGATATCTGCTTCGTACAAGTTCTTGTGACTTTGTACTCGCAGTTCCTTACGAAACTCTTTGTTGTTGCGTGTGGAGAATCTACTGACAGATGTGCCATAGATGCTTTGAAACTTGCCTCTAGGGTCATCATAATAAAAGATGTAGTTGGCAGGGTATTCTTCGTAGTACCTTTGTCCATTCTTACGACCCACAATGTGAATACGATCGTGCTCACGATCAAATAGTGCGTCAATGTAACTCATTTATCTCCACTTAACATTAAATATCACGTGTAGTTATCACTTTGTCGGCAAGACCGTAATTAACTGATTCCTCTGCTGACATAAACTTGTCACGATCCATATCTTCAGTTAGCTGTTCAAAAGTTTTACCCGTTGAGTTGTGCTTGACATAAATTTCAGTTAAACGTTTCTTCAAATAGGTAATTTCTTTGTAGCTAATTTCGATATCGCTTTGCATGCCACGAGCGCCACCACTAGGTTGGTGTATCATGTGTCGTGCATTAGGCAGGATCATGCGCTTGCCTTTGGCACCCGATTGTGCCAACAAACTTCCCATGCTACATGCTTGTCCCATTACAATGGTATTAACATCGGGTTTAATAAACTGCATGGTATCATAGATAGCCATACCAGCAGTGACACTACCTCCAGGGCTGTTGATGTACATACTGATATCTTTGTCTGGGTTTTCGCTCTCGAGAAATAGTAGTTGAGCAACAATTAGATTTGCCATTTGATCATGTACTTCACCTTCAAGTAAAATCACACGGTCACGTAACAAGCGGCTATAGATATCATAGCTACGCTCACCTTTGCTGGTTTGTTCCAGCACCATTGGTACTAATGCCATATTTTACCTTTAAAGAGTTTTGCCGGCAGTTTCGAGAATAGTTTCCAGGAGCTCGTGGTCCTGTCGTGTTTTTCCTAGTTCAGCTTTGTGTGCGATCTTGATTGCTTTTTTAAGAACAGCTGGTTTGATTTCAAGTTCTTCGGCGATGGCTTTAATGGTATCGTTTAGGCCGCCATTTAAAGTTTCAACTTCGTGCATGACTTGCATGCCTTCATTGATAATTTGAATAAGTTTAATCTTTTGATCGCCATTAAATGTTTTGTTGTCCACGAGAGTTCTCCTAAAAACATAGTATAACAGGTTTACCTGCCTAGGTCAACAATATATGGCTGTTTTGGTAGAATTATAATCCGCCAAATAAAATTACTCGGTCAAGATTTTTTATTTGATCTAAGTTTTCTTGTGCTTGTGGATATTGACTGTGTTTGGGATTAAATACATCAATCAACTTAAATTCATCGTTGGAAAATGTACCCCAATTTCCAATTCTTCCATATTCGACTAAATCTACGCCCAGTTCCTGTCCCATGTTGTAAAATTCTAGCATTTCTTCAAAATTATCTTTTTGAACAATCATTCGAATTTTAAACAGCATGCCATTTTGTTTTTTCTTTTCAGAGATCCACAATAATGCATGTTGTAGGTCGTCCCAGCGTCCACCACGACGCAATTTTTCATATGTAGCGGGCCTTGCGGCATCAGTGGTAATGGTAATTGATTTTACTTTTTCTTGCATGCTCTCGAGTCGATGCCATCGTTCTGGTACCAGTAAACCATTTGATTGTATAGCCAATTGTACGTTTGGAAAATCCTCAGTTGATATTGTGTTAACAAACGACAACAACATTGGACTAGCAAACAGTTCCCCACTGGTACTCACGTGTAGTACAATTGGTCGATCAGTGGGTGTACAAAACAGATTTGATTTTAGCGTTTGCCCTAGGTGTTCTAGATGTTCGGTCTGTGCATCATTGTTTTTTATAATTTCCGTTCGACAACTTGGGCAACTGAGATTACAGGTGCGATCGCCGGATACCCAAATCTCTTTGGGCATAATGTAACGAGATGCATCAAGAAGCAAGGGCTTAATATCATCGCCTACATTTTCTTTAACATTAAGTAGATCACTTTTTAAAACTCCACAGGTGTTTTCATTGCAAAAGTCGTAGGTTCCGTTGATGATGCTTTGACGTATATTGGTACTGCCAGCATTGGACAATATTTCGTCTAGTGAATTGATTAATAAATTTCCAACCTTGGAGGGCATCCAATCTTGACAACCACATAATGTTATTCCACCATCTGTATCAATGCACATGCCCACAAAAGGACTAAGACAAACAAGATTTTGAAAATTTTTTGCTGGAAATTGTACTAGTGGTTTTTGTATCCAATTTAGTTTGTATTTTGACATATAGTAATTATGCTCACTTTTGGATTCCTGGTAGCGAATCAGGCCGTCCAAGGCAGCAGCCGCCTACACCACGGTAACAAGTACCGGTCCTAAGGTGTGTTCTTAAAAAAAGTAGTTGATAATTTATACTGGGCTGTGGGGATTGAGAGGGCGATCCCATTCGCCCTCTTGTTCAGGATACACTGGGTACTCGTTGTTTTGCATTGATTTACTTGCTGGATTTATAACTAGCGTAGCCGCGACCGTAGCCGCTTCGTTGACCTTCCGCTACACCTTTGTTTTTCTGAAAATTTACTTCAGTACTCTTATCTAGTTGATCAGCAAAGTGAGCCAGTGCCGGACTCTTGCCTGCCATGTATGCGTCTACAGCAGGGCCTTCTGCCACGCCTTGCGATTCAAAAGTACCTATATCTTTAGAAACTCTACGCTCACTGCCTTGACTTGGAAAATTAGTTTGTGATTTCTTAGATTGTTGCATCTTTTGTGCAGCCGCATCTTGTGCCTTTGCCTTCAACACATTCAATGTTCTTGTGTCTAATTCTCTACCATCTTCTTTTGCTCGTTGCACTAAGACCTGAAAATATTTGTTTGCTAATTCTACTTGTTGACCATTCATGCTTGGCATTGTTTGAGCGCCAACACCTAGTGAACTTAATGCCATTGCACTACCTGCAACAACATCTTTCCAGCCTTCCGCCACACCTTGAGGGTTATCGTTGGGATTGGTAGTCAACATAAACTCTTTGCCCTGATTGAACAGTTTAGCCTGCATTGTTAGTGCGGCTTTGTTTGCGGCAGCCTTACCGCGGAATGAATAAGGATTGCCTTGTTTGTCTTTGATGATTTTTCCATTGAGACGAATGTACCATGTACCGGACTGCACTTGTTGTTCACGGCGACGATCGCTTTCGTGATCTTCATCGTTGGCACCACCATCAGCACGATATGCTTGTGAATTCTTACCAAAACCTGTGCG